TGCAGGCCACCACCGAATTGATTGATTGCTGGTAGCTTGATGAACAGCGTCACACCGATTTTCTCGGTACCGAACGGATATTTAAAAATTGCACTATCCAAGCGCGCAAACTGCGTCCCAGAGCTATGCGACTTGATCGCCGTTCCATATGCGCCACGCCGCAAATAGCCGAGCGTGTACTTACTTGTCGCGGTCAGCGTTGCATCACGATAGGAAATCAGCTCGCCGTCGACGTAACACAGCGTATTGAAGCCGTCGACGTCGGCCTGCGTTCCACTGCTGAGCAGGCCACGGCTTTGCGTCAGATCAACAGCAAGTGAATCAGTCGTATCTGGATCAAGTGCATAAGGCAACACGGATGTCAGCACACCTTGCCGGGCAGCATTCGCTACGGTGCCAATCTGGCGGTAAGTGTTGCCATCCTCCGATACCCACACCTGGCAACCGCTCCAATTTGCACCGCCGCTGGCTGCAATCCAAACTTCAAGACCGTTCACGGTCAATAGGTCCGGCGCCTCAAACATTACCGGGGAGTTAGTGCTGCCCGGTGCCTGGTTATAGTTCACCGAGTAGCCAGCACTGGCCGGTAGCGTGTACAAAGCATTGCTCGACACGCCTGCTGGTGCATCTTCTGCCTGAAATGTCAGCTCACCATCGTCACTCTCGTCGACCGAAATAATACGGACAGCCCATTTATTCAGGCCAAGGCCGGAATCTGTCAGCGTGACAATGTCTGTCGGCTCAAGCAGGCAAAAATTCCAAGGCAGACTAAATTCATACGTATTTCTGATGTACAGCGAACGCTGCATGATCAATTGCGCAACCTGCGCGGCGACTCCCGGATCAGCAATTTCATGCGCAGTGATCGAGCTCATCGTGCGCATACCAAAGGTGTCGATATTGGCCTGATCCTTTGCCTCTACCGTCTCGATGTTGTAACTATTGGTCCGATTCAGATATTCAAGCTGCACGCGGTTGAATGCGTCAGCGGTTGTATTGCGGCTGACACGAACAGGATCCTCGCCCGAGTTGTATATAAAATGATCGTCCGTCAGGTCGTAGACTGGCGTTAAATTTGGGGTAAATGTAACGCCGTTTCCACTGACAGTCTGATCACCGTATGGCGTGATTTTGACCATATCCTCGGACAGATAAATTGCCGAGTTCGTAAGTTGCATCAAGGCCGTGATTGTCGTCGCAGCATCTTGTTGCGTCGAATATGACGGCGATAACAAAAGACCTTGCGCCAAGCAATAATTCGAATAAGCACCAAATGTGCTCAACTTTGCCGATGGAAAACCTGCGCCGTAATTTTGGTTTGTTAGGTAATCAATCAGTATGTCGCGCGGGTTCGAATCGATCACGCCGCCATAGAAGTTATAAGGCAGCCGCCCCGTCACTACATAGGTGTGATTCGGCAAGCTCGTGTTCGTGCCAAGGTCGTAGGCCGCTGCTGCAACATAGGCGATGCCTGGATATCCAAGGTCTTGTCCCGGGTGATAAGACGACAAATAACCCCATGGGTTTTGCGGATACGAACCCACGAATGTAGAGAACAATTGCCATACGTTATAAAACGACTTATCGACATAGACGCCGTTGATAACGTAAATCGGCCCTTCGCTGATCGCAATGGCAACACCAGTGGTGTAAGTGTAAGTTGTGCTTCCCCCGCCACTGCCGCCGCCCCCTTTGCCACCACTGCCGCCGGCGCTGCTTGAGGTGTTCTGAGGTATTGGGGTGAAATCGCCATACCAGATCAGATTGCCCTGCACGCGGGTTGTGCCGTACACGATTGGCACAGGCAAACCGTATGCCGACGTCTGAATCTGCAGACCAAGCGCCATGGTGCCGCTTGTATTGATTCCTTTATTGCCACCAAATAGTCCAGCCATTTAATCCTCGAATAGTGTCCAGTGGCTGTCGATCCGATTTATTAGCTCGGCATCGTTGGCACTGCCATATACGCAGCCAAGCCGGAAATAGGAATGAATCAGATCAGGCCAGCCGGTTACGATCGCGCCGTGCGACACGCACCGCCCAAATTTGAACAGCGCAATATCGCCCGGCCTCGGGTTGTCAGTTCTGTGCGCATACTTTGTAATCCAGACGAGATATTTTTCTTCGTCTCGATGAAAATGCCAGTCCGGCGCGTAATAGCCAACGTCGATATTCGGTATCAGCCCTACCGCGCTGTAGACCTCCAGCAACAACGTTGCACAATCGACGCCACCGCCTTTGACCCTGGCCATGTGGTGATATGGCGTGCGCAGCCAGGTCTTTGCCTCTGCAATCACTTGGTCGCGCGTCGTCATTGCGATGTCTCCGGAACAGGGATGTAGGGCATTGCCCGGAAGTTGACCAGATTGTTGAATTTGTTTTGACATGTCCCTTGCGACTTATCGCAGCCAGGATAAATGGCAAAGGTGTCGCCCACTGCCGGCGCCGTGGGCAGCGGATTAAGTAGCTGGATGACCGGCGTTGAAAAACTCTTAATCGTGCGCCTTGTGCTGGCGAGAGCCCCGCTGGTGAACATGATGTAACCAGCATCAAAATAACCTGCCGGATAACCGCCTAGCGTCGTTGTATTGATTGCGATGCTGGTTGCGCTAGCGACCATCGCATTGACGGCCACTGCGGACCGGGAAACAGTGCAGCCGCTATCGTAGAGAGTTCGTAAGCACCCTGGCTGAAACAGGTTTCTCGGCATCTGGATATTTAGCAGTTGGAAATAGGACGACACGGATACCTTGGCCTCGGTCCTGCCGACAGTTATTCCTGCCACTGTGCCAGTGAATTGAATAATCCCGCCGACAACAGCAGGCGGCGCGACCATGAATACACGATCAACACGCAGGGTTGCGTTGTCGAGAGCCCCGGCAGTCACAGCGGCAAGCCACCCTTGACCATTAATTAAATTGGCGGGGCCTGGGTAGACAGTCAGATCAAGCGTATCAACCTCAACGCCAATCACACACCGGATTTTCGAACGCTTGAAGCCTGGGCCTGTCGATGAAAAGACATTCCCCTGATAGGTGATATCAGCATCCCATAGGGCATAGCGCAGCACCGTCCCATTGATCAACGTGAGCGTGTATAGGTCGGCCATCGAGAACGGCGCACCGCTTGCAAACAGCGCGATTAAAGATGAATTTGCAGACTTCATACCTTGTTTCCTATCGAACCAATGAACTGCACTTTCTTGTTTTCCCACAAGTCCTGCATAAACTGGCTGAACTGTGATGTGTCTTGAGTGAACCGGACGCGGTAATAGAACGTCCCTGACCACGTCAGGACTGCACTTGCAACCGGCGCGGTTATGAAAGTAACGATGCCAGTCGATCCCAAGGAGTAGCCCGAGCCGCTTACAATCGCGCCGTTGCTCTTGATGTTTGTCAGGATATTGACGTTCTGCACCGGTTCAACGAATGCCCCAAGGCCGCGCACAAGTTGAAACTGTGTCGTGGTGCCATCTCCGGTACCGAACGTCACATCGGTGGCGAGATAGTCGCTTGGCTCATTGAATAGAAAATTGTCAAACGATCCCTGGCGCGCAAGAAAAAAGCCTAGCAACGTATTCAGATCGTTGCCGGCCAGGCCATTGCGCAGGAATTCATAGGTCAGATCAAACGTCCACAACGGGTATTGCATGAATGCAGCCCGATATTCTTTTCCGGACACCGATTTCTTGATGGCGGTAGAGAACTCGGGCTGTTTCTGCGTTGGGAACATCAAGCCCGGTAAAACCGGATAAATTGCATTACTCATTGATTAACCTTTAACCGGCGTAAAGTTGCGGCTTAACTGCTTCAGGCCTGGAGCAAGTGAGGATGAATTGGACTTGAGGTAATCACGAAAACTGCGCGGATCCATTGCGTTGATGTGATAGTGATGCGTGTCACCGCCACTACCGCTGCCGCCGCTGTCTGCCATGCCCCGAATCACGTCCGCATGCTTGGCCGGCAAGATCATTTCCTTTTCATGCGTCTGCACTAGAGGATTGACACCGGCCGGGATGTCATAGCCGTTCGCTGCCGATGGCAGGAAAGACATTGCGGTACCGTAGGTCGTTGCGCCGACCTCTGGCGCCATCGCCCAGCCGACAATCGGGATTGCGGCGACCGACGCCATGGCGGCAGCGGCGGCAATTGAAGCATTCGACATGACGCCGGACACGCCGACAGCCTGCTGCGATACCACTTGCTCGGTAGCCGCGGCTTTCTGCTGAATGCCCAATGTTGCCAATGTTTCCTCAGAAAAAACGCGCTTGGCCAACTCGCCAACAATCCACTTATCCACCATCTTGGTGACCAAGTTATTGACGAATTCCAACAAGATCGATTGAAAAATCTTGCTCATTGATTGCTGCAGCGTCTGCGTTCCCTGGATGATGCCGGTGATGGATTGCGAAAACGCGGACTTGATCGGATCAACCCATTGCGCCATGGTTTTCTGCTGATCGATCGCAATGTCACTGCTGATTTTTTGCAGGTTCTTTTCGTGCGTCAATTCCAGCATCTGCATTTCGTCGAGCGCTTTTTGACGAGCAACCTTGTCGTACTGATACAGCGCGATGCGATCCGTCAGCGCTTTTTGCTCGATCTGATATTTTTGATTTTCCAGATCGATCTGGCCCCGCAGTTCGTCTTGATTTGAAATTAAGCCGAGCTGCTTTTTCGTGGCCATAGTGGCTTGAGCAGATGAAATTTCACTCTCGGCGACTTTCTGCGTCTGAGTTATTCTTTCCTCTTCCAATGCCTTCTCATCGGCGCGCTGCTTCTTCATATCCTCGAGCTGCGCCTGATTCATCTTGCGACGAATCGCCAGGGTCTCGGCTGAGCTGGTCGTGTTCGTGGCCAGGATGCCCTGCCAGTAGGCAATCTCGTCTTGCTTCGACATTTCGCGCAAGTCATGCGTTTGCTGGTACGCGACTTTTTGATCGGCAAGCTGCTGATCCCACTCACCGACACGGGACTTATCGGGTGTTTCTTTTTTCTGCTTGTCTTGTTCGTGGTATTCCTTCGTGCCTTTCTTGGATTTGCTGTGCTCATCCTCATCGCCATATCCGAGCATGCCCTTGATTTTCTCGTACGACTGCTGGGCAATATCGATCATCTTCTTGGCATGCGTCTGCGCCAGTTGCTCCATTTTCTTAGCGCCGGCATCAAACTCATCCATCGCGCCCGAAAAATCAAAGTGCAGAGCTTTATTCACGACGTTGGCAAAGGTGACGAGCGATTCGGCGACCGATTCGATTGAATACTCGACGAACTGCGCAAACTCAAGAAACGCGACCTTGACCAGCGTGATAGGAACAAGAACGGCAACTAATACAGTTTTCAGGATACCGATGTTATTGGGGACCATCTGCCCGAATATGGCCTCGGCAATATCGCCAATAGATACAAAAACATCTTTGATTACCTCTGCAACCGCCTTGATGATTTCCCCTACCTCGGAAAATATCTCCCCGAGGTATTCAATTGCCGTATGCAGGATCGGCATCACTGCCGTTGCGATATCGACGAAAGCCATTTTCAGGCTCGTCACCCCTGGCAAAACGGCCTCACCGATCTTGCTGCTGAAGTCTTCCATAACGATGCTTGCGGTAGCGCTTTCGACCTTGTAGGCCTTGACCGCGTCCGCTGCTTCGTTATTGACACCAATTCCCAGCTTTTGTAATTCGCTGGCGCGCTCCTGAATGTCGGAATTCAACTTCAGCAGCTTGTAGGCCTCTTCTGCTGAGCGGCCAAACATCGCCATGGAGGCCGCATTTCGGTCGGTACCGGCCTTGTATTCCATCATGGTCGATACAGCATTTTGCAACAGTTGAGCCTGCGGCAACAAAGCGTTGCTGCTGTCACGCGTAGCAACGCCGAGGCCATTTAGCCCCTGTTCGTTACTGCGCAATTGCTTGTCGAACTTCATGGCAATACCGGTGTAATCCTCAGCAGTCATGCCAGCCAGCTTTAGAGCGATATTCATCTCATTGGCCGCGTCCACTGTAATGCCAAAGGCATTGACCAGCTTCTTGACCTCGCCAACTTCCTTGACGGTATCGGCAATCGTTTCCTTGAACAACGCGCCGCCGGCAAGCGCTCCTGCGATCATCTCGATCGGTTCGAGAATCGCAGCAAAGGAGCCAGACAATAATTTGACGGCGCCAGATATCGCGTTCGACATACCTTCGGTTGCTTTTGAGCTGGCCTCGGTGTGCTCCTTGATGGCAGCAGCCATGTCGGCAAAGGAATCCTTGATTGAGCCGATGGAGCTTTTTACAGCCGCTGATGCGTCTTGCGCCGCTGCTTTCGCTTCGGAGGCGTCCCCGCCGAACTTTACCTCTACGCTGTCGTCGCTCATCTTGCAATCCTGAAATAGAAAAGGGCCGCGCATTGGCGGCCCTTCGTTCCTGAAAAAGAAAAGGCCGCACGCGGCGGCCTTGTTGATTGCTTTACTGCTCTATATTTTCTTGAAACTCACGGTAAGGGAGAATTTACCGTTTGCCGATCTTCGTTTCTGGATGATCAATTCGCACTCGTCATCAGAGAGCGCGAGCTGATCTATTGCCGCATATACCATCACACCATTAACGCCCGGCAAATAGCCCGGGCGGGTTTTGGCATCGATAGCGTCAGGCTCCCGGCGACATTGGGAGGATGTCGAAGAGAGACTGTCCGTTAGAATCGACTTCTGATGATCTGGCATTTTTTGATCCGGCATCTAAGTAAGCGGCAATCATAATGTGAATCGGCGGGTTCTCTCGCTGATACGCAGTAATCGCGCGCAGGCGGGGAATCGTCATATTATCGTCGATATACTCCCACGTCCAGCCTGGAAAGCAGGTAAGGAGGTGGGCGTATAACTGATCCCAATCTAACGGTTCACCGCCGCCGCTTCCCCCGTCGGCACCAGCCCGGCCTGCCCCATGACCGCCTTGATGACGTTTCGCATGTTACCCATGTCTACCATTTCCTCGACATCCTCAATGGTCACTTCTGGGTAATTGCGCTTGAGCGCAGCGTGCACAATTTCGCAAACATCGCTAACTTGCTGCTCTGTCAGCATGGAGCCGTGTTTGGCAATCCCTTCAATCTTGCCGGTGAGTCGCCTGATTTGCCCCAAAGATAAGGCCGGGATAATCCATTCTTTGCGACCCATTGTTACCGCTACACCTTGAATTAAGTCAGTCATGTGCCATTACTCCGAAGTGGACCAAGTCAGCACGTTGCCAGTGCCATCGTCGAATGCCCCGAAATCAAACTCAGGGATGGCGAAATCCTCATTCTTGAAACCGATCGAGAATTTGGTGCTGATCGCCTTGGGGAAGCTCAGAGTAATCATCTTGCCCTGATATGCGACGGTCAGATCGGCCTTGAACGATGGGGCGTAACCCATCGGCAGATTCTTGACCGTCATGTTTTGAGCGCCAACGACAGTGGCCGTGTACTGATAGTTGATATAGACAACGTTTCCAGTGTCGGCAGCGGCGAAGGTGTAGGCACCGGTCGAGACATTGACCGAATACTGACCAGTGGCAGGTGCCGAGGCGACACGTTTCAATGGCGTGCCAACTGCGTTGATGACACCAAGGTCAGCAGCAAACGTACCGCCGCTCGGTGGTGTTGGCGTGATCTGGTAAGGCGTTGCCGGAATTGCGGCGCCGACTGTGTCGGTATAGTTAGCAATCAGACCGCTGTTCAATGTCTGGCCAAAGTAAATGGCATTCCAGACGCTTGCAAAGATGCGCGCAGGCTTGACCTTGCAGGTCATCTTTGCCTTGCCACGACCAACAGCAAGAGCAAATTGATTGCTACCGTAAAGCTCCTTGCTGTCAGATGAAATATCGACAGAGCCCTCTTGCAACGCCATCAGCGGGTAAGGCGTGGGATTCGCAATCACGTTTCCGAGTGCGTCTTGCAACTGAGTGGCATACATGTTGCCACTGCCAAATGCATATTGAGTCATAGCTATCTCCAAATGAAAAACCCCGCATTAGGCGGGGTCGGATTGAATAAAACGGGTTGAGTTAAACGACTTTGATAACGATAGGAACAACGGCAACAGCCTGGTCACCAAGAACACCCTCGTCGGTTTGAATGGCGCCCTCGATCCAGGCGTGCTGCACCAGGCCGCCAAGTGTGCATTTGCCAGTGATAGGATCCGGCGCCAGCGCGTTGCCGATGGCATCAAGCAAAGGATTAATGATCTGGCTTGGTGCCTCTGACTTATTGCTGGTGTTCGCGTAGACATAAATATCCACTTGCAAATTCCAGACTGTCGGCTGACCTGGTACCGTTGATGCAGTCTCAGTGCGCTGCGCTTGAAACAATGCAGGTTGCCTTGACGCGGTGACATCTGCCCAATGCTGCAGCTTTCTTGATTTGGTTTTGTACGCGCCTGAGCTGCTAAGCATTGAAAACAGAGCCGCGTAGATAACTTCACGGTTCATAGCCCACCATCCTTTGCTGACTTGACCAGAGCCGCCGTCATGTCGGTCTCGATCTGCGGCCGCATTTCAGTAAGCGCCGAGCGCAAGAACGAATGCGCCGGATAATCGACGTTGCGCGTGTGTGCACGTACCGTGATCGTCTTGGGCTCCTTCAACTCCTTGCCAAAAGCCTGTGTAATACGCCGCAGGCTTTCTCTGACTGACTCGGTACCCTTGAAACCATATTCAAGCCGCTGCGCATATTCGACATTGGTGCCAACGACGCCGGTAACGGTCGTTTGATCGGTGTCAACACGCTGATTAATAGAGCGCCGCAGACGGCCGGTGCGGACATGCAGCACGTCATCGCTAAGCTTGTTTTTCACAAGCACAAGCAATTGCAGACTGAGCCGCTGCACAGCCTGCTCAAGCCCTGCCTGCATTGCACCTGGGCGCTTCTCAAGTTTCGCCACTAAATCGGCATCGCCGATCAACCATGCATTAATCATGATAGGGAGATAACCTTTTTGTAGTTGTTCAGGATCGTCATTACTGATTTCGGGAAATCTACGATCGTGAAAGACACGGTTTCACCGGCCAAGCTCTTGCTGGCATAGCCGATACGTTCTTTTTCGGTATAGCGCAGCGCGATTGTCTCGATGCAGGCCTGCTCAATCTCGGGCGGCACGGCGGCATAGCCAGCGTGATAAGCAATAGCCACATTGTCGTAACCCTTGACGAAGCAATACCCACGCAGGCCGATCTTGTATTCGTCGAAGTAAAAACCGGGCGTATTGATATCGGTTGACACTGGTATCGGCTGGCCGTTGATGATCACGCTCTCAACGGAAGTCACCGGGTAGTTCGAACACATGAGCCGATTCTTGCCACCGCCGTCGCGTGTTTCGCTGTAGGGGGCGATGGCAAAAGAGCGATTCAGCCAGGTCTGGATATATGAACTCACCGCAGTGATTAGGCGCGCCAGCAGCGCGTCATCATCCGTCGTTGTGTCATTCAGCCAGAGTTTGACGTTGTCCAGCGTCGTCAAGTCGTTTGGCGATGACATGGCTTATTGCGCTGCTGGTGCGTCAGCGGCGCCAGGTGCAGCGGCGTCCGCAGTTTCTACCGGCGCAGGGTCTGCGTTGGCTGCTGGTGCATCAGCGGCAGGCGCATCCTGATTGATCGCGTAACCGCCTTGGGTCGAAGAGACTGGTGCAGTGCCTGTATCAGCACTGGCCGCAGGCGCGATTGTCACGGTTGGATCCAGGGTGGCATCAGCGGCAGGCGCTGTAATCGTCGTTGCGGCCACTCCCAGATTGCTTGTGACGCCAGCAGGCAATGCCGAATCAGTCGTCTGATCGTCGATTTCGTCGCCGTCTGTGCCGGTGAAGCCAAAGCCGACCAGATGCTCGACGTGTTCAATCGCTACGGTGACATAGCCTTTGATGATCTTGTATTCCTGGCCAAGCACCGAAATAGCGCTCATGCCCTTGGGGGCCTTCAATTTAGTGGTGTCGCTCATGATGTTGCTCCTAATTGAATTCGGTAAAGAAAAAACCGCCAGGCGAACCTGGCGGCTTCTACTGCAGCGGCAAGCTGATGAGGCTTAGCCGTTGGCGATATTGTTGAGAACACCCATGGAAAACGGCGCGTAATGCTGCAGCACACCGTCGGCATAGACGCCGTATTCGTACTTACGGGTACGCAGCGGCCATTCCAGCTGGTAATAGTCCTGACGCATCAGCATGCGGCACACATCGCTGACATTCGACAGCGCATAAGGCAAGCGCTCGGTGAAGAAAAAGATCGTGCCCGCTGGAACATTCGGATGCACCACCAGCGGCACCTTGGTTCCCATGACCTTATTCAGATACTCACCCACCACTACACCGGCCTGAATACTGCCGAGGTTGCCAGCGTCAACCGTCAGGCGCAGCAGAGGTGCACCACCGTTGGCAACGATTTTCTTGGTGATATTGATCAGCTCTTGCGAAGACACATAAATCTTTGTCGGCGAGAGGCGATACTTGTTGTAGAACGTCACGAAAGCCGCCTCAAACTCGACGATGCCGCCGGCGCCGTCCGATGTCAGCGGCGTACCGACGCCAGCGGTACCGGTCGGCTGCGACACGACATACGCATTGCTGCCGGGCTTGAAGGCTTGATACAGCAGGCCGTCGAAGTCGAGCGCCGATGTCGAGTTATCCGAAGCTGCCAGCGATGCAGCAGTTTGGGTGCCGGTAGCAGTTGCCGTGATCAGCGCGCTATTGATCGATGTGATCGCGCCCAGCACTTCGGAGCCAGCAGCGCCCCAGTACCATGCATAACCGACTGCACCATTGACCACTGCAACCGAAGCGGTTGCAGAGCCCGTCGCGCCGGTAACAGACACTGTGGCATTTGCCGACTTTTGAGCGCTACCACCGCCGAAAGTATCGGTACTGGCATCGGCATTTGTCCGGCTGATGACGCCAGGCACCACCGCAGTTGGCAAGGACAGTGATTGGCCGATCGCACCGTTGTTGACGCCGACCGCATCAAGATAGGCTTGCAGGCCCAGCGCCACGCAGATGACAGAGAGTGTTTGCGTGGCCAGTGTGCCGCCGGTAGTGGATGCTGCCAGCGTTGGCGTGGGTGTGGTACCCATGGCCACCGAGGTATTGCCACCCAAGATCAAGCGCTCTTCCTGAATCATGGTCGATTCCAGCGTGGTCTGCACTGCCAGCGCCTTGGTGTCTTCGTAATTCTTCGATGCGTAACCAGCTTCAAAGGTGGTGTTATTTTCCAGACCGAAGCCACGGAAAGCGGCGAAATATTCGCTTTGTGCGTGAGTGATCACGCCACCGCGCTTGCCTTCCGACACGCCGGCACGCACGTTGCCAACGTTGATGTTGGTGATCGCCTTCCAGTTTGCCTGGATAGCGTAACCGCCACCCATACGCGCAATCGAGTTGCGCAACGGTGTCATGACGGGGTAGAGCTTCTTCGAAGGCGCTTCTAAGTTGTAGGCTTGCAGGCCAGTTGTTGCCGAAGTCGGCTGCACAAAATTCTTGATCAGCTCATCCGGCGTGGCCTGCGCGACTTTCAGCAGTGCCAGTGTTTCAGCAGTGGTATTTGCACCCATTTGAATCTCCAATAAAAAAGCCGCCTCAAGGGCGGCGGCAACATGTTCAGAAAAAGAAAAAGGCCTGCAAAAGCAGGCCCCTCGGTTGGTTAGATTGAAAAAATGGCGTTAGACGCGATGAATAACACCGCCAGATTGGTGCTGCATTTTGATAAGTGATGCGACTTCGTTGATTTCGCCGGCCGAGTTCTTCACCACGACTTGCGGTTGCGCTTCGTTATCGACAATGGTCTCGCCGATGTCCTGCGACTTCGATACGGCTTTCAGCAGCGCTTTGCCTGGTGCTGGCATGGCTTCCAGCTCAGTGACACGCTTTTGCAGGCCGTCACGTTCGGCAACGACCTTTTGCAGATCAGCCTTAACGATATCCAGATCAGCGGAAACCTTTGTCAGATCGCCAATGGCAGTAGCCTTGCCAGTGCTGTCGTCGCTACCCTTACCGTTGCCGCCATCATCATTGCCATCGTTGTCGTCAGCGTCGTAGCCGGTCGATGCCAGATGGTCGGATGCATCCTTGACGGCCTGATGCGCCTTGGCTAGCTTGTCCTTACTGTCTTTGCTGAACTTGGCACCGCCCTTCTTCAAGCGTTTGCGCAGCTCGCCCGGGTTCGCCGACATTTCGATCATCAGGTCAGTCACGTCGTCAGGATCAGCAGCGCCGACCATTTCAGTGACTTCCTCATCCACCATGGCGCGTAGCAGGTCACCACCGGTCGAGAGCCACACCTTGATTTTAGCGGCCATGTCCGAACCGTCGCCTTCAATCTCAGCTTCCCATTGGGTGTCTTGCATCAGGTAGTTGATGCTGGCGAGAATCTGCGCGAAGTTGGACACGCCATACATGCCCTTGCGCAGCTTGGTCTTGTCGGCCTTGACGATCAAGGCAGTGTCGGCGGTGGCCAACTGCATAAGCCGTTCTGGTGTGATCGCGCCCTTGTTCAGCAGATCGGCCAGACTGTCGATTGCAGCAACTGCCGGCGCAACGACAGCAGCGACAGGCTTGTCGATATCGTCGGCCTTGTACATCGTGAATACCGCATCAGGATTGGCCGGACGATCAACTAAAGACACCTCGACCAATTTGAGTGCATTGACGATCGTCTTATTTAACTCGTCGCGGCCAGTGGCTTTTCCTCCGATTGAAAATCCCTTGTAGACCTTCGCCTTGACCTTCTTCACCGCCTCGGCATCAACGATGTGAGCGCCAAAATAGGTGCGTCCATCCTCCTGCACTTCGGCCTCGATCGCGGTACCAGCGGCCTTGGCCTGGTGCATTTCGCGCACGGCACCGAATTTCATGTAGTCCGGCAGAGCCGCTTTCATAGCGTCGGCCGTGATAGTTTCACCGTCGGAATCAACCGACTCCGAAGACGCGAAGCCCCAGACCTTGATCGTGCCGTCGTCTAGTTCTTCCGTCTTACTGATTTCACCGTAGAGTTTCATTCTTCCTGCTCCTTATCATTTGCATCGTCATTGAGTATCGGCAGCACGTCGCACCGGCATTTCGGATGCAACGGCGGTCCATCACCGCCATCGTTTGGAAAACTTTCGCCCAGATCGACAACCACGTCGGCTAACTCTTGGCAGTCATCGCAGCAGTCGGCGCCAGTGATCCATTGTTTCTGGGCCACTTGGCCGGATGCCTTGTACGCCTCCAAGTTGCCGGCAACGTCAGCAAAGGCTGTCTCAGTGCGAGCGATCGTTTCCGCGCGTTCAGCTGAAAAGCCCTGACTGTCTTCAATTTCCTGCGCAAGCCGGTCATTGCTCCAGCCTTCGTCGATCGCCTGCGCCACCGTAGAATTGAGCATGGCGCGGGTGGATTCGTCGATCTGCCATTCCTCGTTCGGATTCGGGACAAGCTTGCCCTCATCGTCGCGCTTCATGCCGACCCACTCGGCCGCCCGATCCTTCGCCCACGCCACCGCCTGCTCATTGGTCAGGTTGGTGATGTCCTCGTCATCTTTGATGCCGATCTGCGCCAATGCCTCGGCGCCGCCATCTTTCGCCAGCTCGGCAAGTAAATCCTCAACGTCACCAACGACCGTTACCCAGTCCTCAAAATTGAGCCGATCAAGGATTTTCCTGACGTCGTCGGCAGTGATCTTGCCGAGCACCTCATCCTTGGCAGTGATTACCTGCGCGGCGATCTTTGGGGCTTGGTCACTCAAGAATGCAGCAACCTTGTCCTGCAGTTCACCGCGCAGCTTCACAATCGCAGGTCGTTCCCGGTCAATAGACCGGACGGCTTTTTTTGCTTTGTTGACCGCCTCCTGGCCGGTCTTCTTGCTCTTGCCGTTGGACTTGCCTGCTGTGCCGTGATCGTGGCCAGCATGTGGATCGTTGTCTTCGCCATCACCTTCTGCCGGTGCACCACCAAATGGAACAGGCGGCGGCGGTGGATTGGCAGACAGTTCCAGGGCATCAGACAAGCGAATCGCGCCAGTCGCGGTAATGATGATTGGTTCATCACCGCCGTCAACAGGTTCCAGGCCATCCATGGCGCGAGATTCGTTGATGGTCATCGAGCCGTTGCGAATCTTCGTATCCTGAATTTTCGATTGGTCGACGGGGTCAATTGCCTCTTCCTCGTCCCAAGCAAACTCAAGATCAGGGCATGCAAAAACCGTGACGATGTTGTAATCCATCAGGCCTTTAACCCAGTTCATGATGGGTTGCAGCCCCTCTTGCAACGACTGTTCTTGCGCAGTCCCTGCCGTGGCGCGGTTTTGCTGCTTCACAAACGGCGTCGGCGCGATCGAGAAGGCAAAGCAAACTACCCGCGCCAGCCACTCGTCGTACTCATCCTTGAGCGTCTGGCTTTTGGTCTCGATGTACTTCACCCCATCAGGGATGAATTTCATGTGCCGACGCGCCGCAGTGTCGCCCTCAAGCAAGTAGTCCCAATAATCTTGAAACTGCTTGATTTGGTCAGGATTCCAGTTTGCTGGCACGCTGGCCAGCGCCTCTGGCACATTGCCCTCGGTGTAGTACTGCAACTGGTGCAGTTGCCGCCGCAGTGCAATGTTGACGGTCATGATGACCTGCTCAACTGGCGAATAACCGTAAATCTTGTGCGTCCGGACATTGCGCGGCCGGTAAATCAGTTCATCGCGGGTGTAATCAACAGCAGGTACGCCCTTGAGGATTTGCTGATAAGCAGGATTCGGCGGCAACGGTGTGCGGCCATGCTCATCGAGCACGCGCTTGATCGTCGCACCGTCGATCGGCTCCAGTGAGTAGAGTTGACCGCCAACAGTCGGACGGATATACAGCGTCGGCGCATCGATGACAAACAAGTCTTCTAGCAGCATACGCAGCCAGCCGTCCCAGTCATGCTCTTTATCTGGCATCGCCAGAAAATCCGTGATGGTCTGGCATCGAGCATCTGGCGCCACTTTCTTGTCGCGTGGACGAACCTTCCACTTCATCTTAGCCATCTGGTCCTTGCGCGTCTCAATGACCAGGCGCATCACGTCGAAACCATCGGCAAGCTGGCGCATCTGCGCGTAGCTGACTGGCTCGTTTTGACGTGGTGTGACTTGGGTGTTGAAACCGACCGGATAGTCAAACTGGCGACCTTGGACGCTAGGCTGCTCTGTCGGACTGACGACAGGCACCAGCGGATCCTGCGGACCGAACCATGTATTTTGGCCAGACACGACATACCGCACGCCCTGCACCACTCGACGAATCAGACCGGGCTCAATCGGTGTCGCGATCGCGGCTCCTTTTGGGATAGCCATAGCCGATTAAACCGCAGCGCCAGTGTTTGGATTACGCCAAACCTTGCCATCCCACTTGATCACATAGCCGAGCGTAGTGTCGAGAAAGGTTTGACCAACCTTAGTGGCAATTGGACGATTTGCCGTGGTATCAGCGCCGCTGTCGCTGGATGACTGCCAGCCGTTGGCCTTCATGGTGTCAGCCACATGGTTTGGCACGTCGATGGTGCTGCCCACGGCGCACGAATACTGCACACCGTTGATCGTCATCGGATTGTAGAAGCCAGACGACGGCGGGGATACGCGTTGTGTCATTTTGATGTTCCTGTCTTAGTTTGCGGCCTTTGCTGCGGCCATTTTTGCGAGATAGTCAAGCATGCCGAATTGGCTATCGATGAACATGGAGAAAGCGCGAGACAGCGCGTCGGCCTGGTCTTTCCAAGTCCCGTTGGGGAACATGCGGAGCTCGTCAATAAACGCT